GAGGAACACATGGTGCGCATCGAACAAAAGCTCGACGTATTTATTCAAAACTACCCTAAAAGATAACCTCCTATAATAGAAACGTAAACTTCAACAACACATGTCTGAGGAAACAGCAGTAATCGAGGCAGTGCCCGATACTACGCAGTCCGTGGCTGTAGATCCTGCCCTTCTCAACAAACCTGTCATGCCTTCGCAGTCCACCTCCGGCAGTGCCGAAGACGAGGGACTGAAGCTGAAATTAGGGCTTGCAAACAAGCACACTAAAGAAGCTGAACGAAAGGCAAAAGAAGCCGAAACCGAATTGAGCAATCTCCGCCAGGAGCTTGATTCAATCCGCAACGCACAGCAAGCTGCAACCCAAAAATCCCTTGAGGATCAGGGCCAGTTCCGTCAACTGTGGGACGAAGCCAAGAAAACGGTTTCCGCCCGTGATGCCGAGATCATCGAACTGAAAGCCAAACTTGCCACCACAACGCAAGAGCGTCAGCAAGATCGTCTCCGCGCCGCCTCCCTAAGCCAGATCAACACTGCTGGAGCGGTCAATTCACAACAGATGTATTTGCTGTTGCAAAACGCACTGCGTCAAAACGAGCAAGGCGATCCAGTGGTGTTGAACGGGGGCGTTGAACAACCACTTGGTGACTACCTAGCCAACTTGAAGCAGTCCGCTGACTGGCAGCACCACTTTGGCGCCTCTGGCTCCCAAGGTATGGGCTCTGCACCAGCAGGCAGCGTTGCACCCGGTCGCGAGAATCCTTATCGCAACGGCAACCTGACAGAGGCTCTACGCCTTGAAGTTGAAAATCCAGACCTCGCCAAGGCTTTGAAAACCGAAGCCAACCGCGCCAAGTCTTAACCCTCTTTTTTAGGAGCCTACTGCTGTGGCAGCCCCCTTCCAGAATTACACAGGCGGCACATTCCTCCCCGACCTGGTAACACGCCCAGAATTCCTGTCCTACATCTCCGAAGAAATCTTCGAGCGTTGTGCATGGATCCAATCCGGTGTGCTGGTGCGTAATAGCGCCCTCGATTGCCGTGCTGGTGGCGTCCGCGTCCGCGTGCCATTCTTCCAGCCAATCAACCCCACCGAAGAAAAAATCGAGTCCAACTCCACCTGGGGAACCAGTGGTGCTGGCTACTTGACACCGCAGAAAATCACTGCGGACGAACAGATCATGACCATCATGCACAGGGGTTTCTCCTATGCAGTGGATGATCTTTCTTCCTTGGGATCCGGCAGCGACCCAATGGCTGCAATCCGCAGCTACCTGACCCGCGCCATCCTGAAGCTCCGCACTTCAACCCTGATCGCCCAAGTCGAAGGACTGTTTGACACAGCCCTCACCGACAACGTGGTCGCCAAGTGCTCCGGCACAGCTACACCCGACGAGTCAAACTACTTGACCGCTCAGGTGTTCGCAGAAGCCCGCGCCAAGCTCGGCGAACGCGGCAGCGACATCACCGCAGTAGCAATGCACAGCTCCGTGTATTACTACCTCGTCCAAGTCGGCGCACTGACCTTCTCCTCTTCCTCCCTGGTCGACGGTGGAGCGATTCAGTGGGGCGGCGGCGGCATCAACCTCCGTAACGACGACGTTGCCTACTTCATGGGCGCCCGCGTAATCGTGGACGACATGCTGGAAGCATCCAACGCTGGAACGACTGGCGAATATCCTTGCTTCCCCGTCTACTGCTTCGGCGGCGGCGTGGTCAACGAAGGTGTTCAACAGGAGCTTCGCACGGAAGTTGACCGCAACATCCTGTCCAAGCAAGACGTCATGTCACTTGACTACCACTACGGTATGCACGTGATGGGCACCACCTGGAGCAACGCAGGCGACAACCCTGACAACACTGCTCTTGCCACTGGCGGCAACTGGGCTCTGGCATACCAGACACCCAAGCTTGTGCCAATCGTGCAAATCCAGGTCAACACCCCAATCGCGGGCACAGCCTACGCATAAGCGTCAGCTGTGATACCTTAGAAGCGAGCACGTTCTCAGCGTGCTCTCTTTGCAGGGTTGAAGCCGCTAAGACTCTCGCTGTAACGAGAGTCTTTTTTATGCCCCGCCATAAACTGGAGAGCACATCCCCGAAGCCTCGGCAAGATGATCAACCTGGCACGCCTCCACGCCTACAAAGCAGGCGAGTTCCAACTCGTCGACGTCCCCAAAGAGAAAGCCCGATTCAAGCGATTAGAATTAACCAAAGCGGGTTGGATCGTAACCCACACTGAAATCGTGTAATGGCACCTGTACTCAACGCAACGCTTGCAGGTCCAGAAAGCAATAGCTACGTCACCCTTGCCGACGCCGACACAATCGCGGGCAACATGTCCTTCTACGCGGACTGGGCAGCTGCAACCGACGAAGACAAAACCATTGCACTAATCGTTTCCACCAACTGGATGGAAACCCTGGACTATGTAGGCGACCGTTGTGACGCCACCCAAAACCTAAAATGGCCCCGTCAAAACGCTAGCTGCGACGGGGTTCTAGCCTCGTGCGCTGCAATCCCATTCAAGATCCGCCAAACGGAAGTCATGCTCGCCATGACATACATCAACAGTCCCACCAGCTTCCCCAACACAGGAGGAGGCAGCAGCGTCGCTCCAACCGGAACCTACGTCAAACGCCAAAAACTAGACGTCCTAGAGATCGAGTACGACGAATTCAGCAACCCCGAATCCAGCAGCTGCGACAGCTGTGGCGACCCCCTAATCATCCAATCCTTCCCCTGGATCCGCGACCTCCTGAGCTGCTGGGTCACCGGAATCTCATTAGGCGACAATAAGATGGTGCGCCTTTTCCGTAACTAATGAGCAAAGTAGACACCACCTTTGATTTTGCGGACGAGCTAATCGCCGAGTGGGGCCAACCTGCCCAATTAATAACCAAAGGCAACCCGACCTACGACATCAACACAGGCGAAACCGTCGAAAATGAGATTGTTTACAACGTCAAAGTCGTAATCACCAGCCTCGATATCAAAGAACTCAACGGCCTATACCAAGCCAACGACGTAAAAATCCTGATCGACCCAGTCCAAATCAACTACATCTACCTCACCGAAGCCGACTACTTCCTCGTCCCCCGCGATGGAGCGCCCGACCAATACATGAAAATCATCGAACCCAAAACCTACCGTGGCGATAAGCCCGTCTTCTACAACATCGTCGCGAGGCCCCAGTAATGGCCAAGACCGGCTTCAAACTCCCTGGCTTCACCAGCTACGTGGAGCGCGTAAAAAATGTCACAGCCCAAGAAGCAGCCGAACTAATCGTCGCCGAACTCCAGGAAGACGGCCCAGCCTGGACAGGCGAGTTCCGCAACAACTGGGTCATCGTCACTGGAACGGGCAAACGCATCCCCGCCACCAAAGAAAGCAGCTACACCAAACTGCAACGACAGACCCCCACTGCCGAACCAATAAAGAAAATCTCCGCACCAAAATTAAAAGGCAAGGGAAACAACGGATATACCATCGGCAACGTTATGCGCTACAGAGACATCGCATTAGACCTAGACCCAGGCGGCGTTCGTACAGCTGGAGCGAACAGAAACACCGCTCCCGAAGACTGGTATATCAACTTTGTGCAAGGCGGCAAGATGCGCCAAATTTTAGAAGCAGCCACGCTAAAGGCAGCAAAAGACCCCACAATTAGAGGGTTCAAAGGCGGCAGCCGCGCCACGAGGTTTTAATGACGCTCCAAGACATCCGCCGTCATTTTGAGACACCTGTTGTCGACACCTGCACGGCCCTCAACATTCCATACCGCCCAGCCAACACCCTGGAGCCCAACGGTGACGCCTACTCCGAGTTTGTAGAAGCCCGCCTCCAATTTGGCGCAATGATGGAAGGCATCGTCGGCGATTGCACCAACCTAGAAAACATCCGTGGGTCGTTCATCATCGAATACTTTGGCCCCAAAGGCCGTGGCCCAGCCCGCGCCCAAGAAGTAATGGAACTCTTGTTCTGCGAAATGCTTGCACTCAAAGGTGTAACCGACATCAACGGCCCTAACTTCACCGAGCTAGAAAACCGCCCATACTATTTTTCCCGCATGAGTATGGCAATCAGAGCTCACAACGAAGCGCCTTAGAATACTTCTAAATAGGCAGTGCCTATACCTAGGAGCCCCCGCCTAGGAGAACGCCCCCAACCTTGTTTCTTTTAGGAGGCCACATGGCTGAAATTTGCGGAGATTCTGTCCTCACAGGACAGGACGGCTCTATCGAATTCAAACCCCCTGGAACGTCATTCTGCCTTGACGATTTCTCAGACTTCGGAACTGATGGCACCACAAGCCACATCACAGTTCCTTGCACCCACGACTACCGCGTAGGCGACATCGTCTGCTTCTACGAAGGCGTTGGCGCAAACCTAGACAGTGCGCTCCAGGCAAGCACCGACCCTACCCGCACTGTTGTAAGGGCTGTCCAAGACGGCACGATCCTCAGCTTCGGCAGCGCCGTTGCCGGATCCGGCTACACCGACGGCAACTACGCAGGCGTTGCCTTAACCGGCGGCTCAGGCGCTGGAGCGACAGCAAACATTGTTGTGTCCGGCGGTGGCATGGCTCCTGGCTCCATCCTCGTTGATGGTGGCGCTGGCTATGAAGCCACTGACCAGCTCAGCGTTGACGACACAAGCGTAGGTGGCGGCGGCGGAACCGGCTTCACCATCGAAGTCGACAGCGTTTTTAATGCAAGCTCCGGTGTTCGCGGCTACTACGTCGTGGCCACAGGCGAAGACTGGATCCAAGTATCCGGCACTCCCGCTGGAGCGGCCATCACTGTCAACGGTGACGGCGGTACAGGCACAGCCAACGCAGGCACCATCGAAATCGAACTCTGCGATTTCTATGCGGTATGTGGGGTGAGGGAATTTTCCTTAGACATTTCTAGGGAAGAACTTGACGTGACCACGCTGCCCTGCTTCGACAGTGCAGACGACGGTTGCTCCAAGCTGGCCAACTTCCGTCAAACCCAATCCGGTTTTGCTTCTGCAACTGGAACGATGACGGTCTACTTCACCGGCGACCAAGAGAACATCGCTAACCGCCTGCTCGGTTCCGCTGTCCTCAAGGACCAAACGGGTGCCCGCACCAAGCTCTACGTCTCAACGAAGACTGGTGCGACCGGCGTGGATGACGACGCCAGCCTATTTGTTGATGCTTACATCAACATCAGCGGCATGTCATTCTCCGTCAACCCTGACGACCCAACCTCCGCAGAACTTTCCTTCTCCGTCAAGAAGATGGTTTCTGCCTTCGGTCTCAAAGCCTGATAAACTCAAGCAGTAAGGGACAACTACCCCGCCTTGAACAAGCGGGGTTTTTTATGCAATACGCTATAGTTCTTATGTACTAGAGGTAGACATGGCCGGACGTTTCATCGACAAGCTGAAAAAAGCTGCCCGTCTCGACCCAACCAAAAAAGAAGTCACCCTCGAAGGCGGTGAAACCGTCGTCCTTTGGGTCACCCCACTCACCGCAGCAGAACGCGAACGCGCCAAGAAGGACGCCCGCAGCGATGACCCCAACGCCTTCGCGCTCCAGCTCCTGGTACGCAAAGCCAAGGACAGCAACGGCACCCCACTCTTCGGCCCCGGCGACATCGCAGACCTCAAAAACGCAGTCCGCGACAGCGACCTCCAATCCCTAATGCTGGCCGTACTAGGCGGAAGCGACGAGGAAGACGAAGAAGCCCTCGACATGAAAAGTCCTGACGACGGAGCTGAGTAAAGACAGCTGGCTCCTCCTCTGTATGGGAGTAGCCAAAGAACTGGGCTACAGCCTACGCAAACTCACCGAAGAAGTAACCGAAGAAGAACTCCTCCTCTGGAGCGCCTACTTCAGTCACCTCAACAACGAACAAGAAAAAGCCCTGAAAAAAGCCAAGAAAGGTCGCCGCTAGACTGCTGGAACGTAGTGCTAGCGGTAAATCGTGGCTCAGTTTCAAAGCGAGATTGAACTGCGCGTCAAAGTAATTGACAAAGAACTAAGAGACCTAGAGAAACGCGCAGCAAAAATACAAAACACTAACCCCTTTAGCGCCAGCGGTGCAAGCAGAGGACAGACAGCTAAACAAAATCGTCAACAAACCGCAGCTCTAAAAGCCCAAAAAGCTGAACTTGATTTAATAAATAGAGCAACTAAGCAGCAATCTGTAGAACAGATAAAACTACTAAACAAGCGCACAGCGTGGTTAAAGGTACTAAAAGAAGGCAAACAGATCAGCAAGGATATTGCAGCAGCAACTGAAAAAGAAGCAAAAGCCGCAGCAAAAGTAGCTGCAAACCGTAAAAAA